GTATAGGATTGTTTGATGTCATTATTTATACTGTATATTATTATTAAAACTTATTTCTTTTTACTCGTTTTTTGTTTTATTGTATCGAATATAGTTTTTCCAACGTGTATAGAAAAAATGTATTTTGTAAATGTTATAATACCACGGTTTATACGTTCCTTCGAATAAATCTTACGTATATCTTTCAAGTTATTACATAGTTTAAGATAATCACCCTCGGGTATTTTTTCCTTATTTTCATCTATTATAGATAAAACGCGTCTAAGACGGTGTTCAATCATATATTAATACAAACATTTTTAAAAGTTATTAGTTGTTTTCTTCATCTTCACACATATCTGCCCAAGACGATGTATTATTATTTATAACCGGTTCTGTTACTACAGTGTTAGTAGTATTACTCGAAGCCTCATCTTCTTCAATAGCAAGACGTAATCGTTCTTCCAAACTCATCTCGGCAATGGGTGCACCTTTAAACTTTGCATCGGGCATATCGGGATCCAAAACGTCGCCGTGTGAAATACATAGTGAACATGGATCCTTTGGTATTTCACCGGGTGCATGATTATGCTTTGGAGGAGGATCCTTTTTCTTCTTAACAATGGGTCGTTTTTTACGAACTATAGGTTTTGGAATAACTTTATCATCACTAGTATTCGTTTCTGTATTCTGGGAAGATTGAGGCTCTGTACACGGTGGGCATACAGTATCTGTATCTGTAGATGCTTTTTCCTGTGACATGTTTGCGTGTTGTTTACACGTATTACACCCCTCGATACAATATTTCTTACACTGAATACCCTTCTTCGTCATAAACGTACACTGAACTCTAGTTTTTGAAGCTTTAGGTTTAGGTTTACTACCCATTGATTCTATTTTATCCGTTAGAATTTTATTTGATTCAGTAAGTATTTCAACCTTTTCGGTTAACTGTTCAATGGTTAGTGACATACTCGCCATTTTATCATTGTTACTAGAAATAACTTTGTTAGTATCTCTGACGAGACTAAGTAAAATATTTTCAATCGATTCAGACATTTTTACTACTTAATTGTTATTTTATATTTTTAAATAGTTTGACTTAGGTTTTCTTTAAGTTAAATTTTAACGAAGTTTACTTCCTTGTTAAAATAGTATCCTTTTTATGCATCCCAAGCAGTATCTTCACAATCCTTCCATCTTAATGTCTTTCTTTCTTCATCACTCATGGAAACAGTATGTATTGATAGTTCAGTTGGTTCCACAAGTTTGAAAAATATCGAGTCAAATTCGCATTTGGTTTTTTGATTACTCTTAGTTGGATTAGGAAAATCACCCATTTTATATTTTAAATCAGTTTTATCGTAATACAAATACCAACCCTCATAGTCAGAGTTATCTAAACCAATTAAAAAGGTATCGTCACTTTTACTCTTATAAATTATAAACTCGTGATTTCCAGTCGCATCTGTACCCAATTCGGTACTATCCAATTCAAGTTCGTGTGTAGTCGTGTTAATTTTTAAATGTTTAACAGCCTTATCAGTGTTATATAGAGCTTGATTTCTAAATCTAACTATATTTTTACTACTACCCGATGGAATTAATCTAACGTAATTATCAACTTTATTCCTACCAGTTACATTATAAATTTGGTCAATAACATCTTTGTGTAGAGCATCCGAAAAGAGGTAATAATAATCAACACCATAATCGACTATAATGGCCGATTCCCCTTCGAATGTACCTGGTTTATACGTATAACTCAAAGGTGTCGTTGAATCCAAAGTTGCAGAAAGATCGCTCGTTTGTATATTCCACGCTTCAAACCCATCGCCTATATCTGGTGTTAATTTAACTTCTTCAGTATTAGGACCCAACTTATAGTATAAATCAACTATGTTATCACCAATGGCACTAAAATTTCCATCACCCGTAAAAGTAACCTTATTATTAATTGAATACGACGTATAAGCCGCAATTTGATCATCTCTAGATACCGTTTTTGTCATTTTAACTTCATAAGAACTGTTTTCGTTAGGTTTAACTGACCATTTTGCGATAATTTCATGTATACTTTCAAAACCACCTTTATTATCCCACACAATCGAAACGTTCACGTTTTTACTAAGTTCATCATAATCGTAGTTTCCATTACTATATTCCCTTATAGCGTACCCAGACGTACTCGTTCCATTATCACTATTATCGGGATTAAGTGTTCTTTTAATACCCTGAACATTTATAACTGGTCCACCACCACCTGATGTTGGTGTACCACCCGAAGGTGAAGGCGAAGGTGACAATTCATCGTACCTTTTATATACTATATAAAGTGTTACAATCAGTGTTATAATAAGAAGTCCATAAAAGACATATTTATTAGTACTACTCATCTTATATAGTATACATTTACATTTTTAAATTTTAATTAATTACATCCATAATTATTATTTAGTGAACCACCGCCCGAAACCTATTCTTGTACTCCATTCTTACAAGAAACCTTGTTTGCACCCGCGTCCCATTGGATATTACCAGGATCCGTTTCTTCACGTCTTTCATAATTACCATTACGCTCTCCACCGGCATTATAAATATAGTTCGTAATTTTCGTGTATTTTTGACAACGCCAATTATATTTCGCATTAGCTGGTGCATATGTTTCACACTCACCGTCGGGTGTATTACCTGCCGTAGTGTTCGAAAACGCACCAGAACTGAATGTTGGTACATCGTCCCCCTCAACCATTATGAAATCCATAGATTCCTTTTCACAAAACGATAATTCACTCGCATTCTTTAAACAAACTTGAACGGTATAGTCACCACCAATACCATTAAATGTACTATCACCGTACCTAACTTTTCTCAAACACATAAACCGGTCATTGTTAACCGAGTCCTGGAAACGATGGTATTTGATGGTAGTATTATCGGTATCATAAACAGGAACAATATTGAATATATACGAATCGTCTATATTACCGGTAACTCCGATATAAGGATTGTTCGTTGCATCATTTCTAGAGGCATCGTCATAAAAGTCGACAAAGTCTCCTCTTGGACTTATTTGTATTTTTATATCGGGTACCACTCCAGCAACACTAACACCTTTCTTAACTGTTTCATCTTTAGATACATAAGCAAGTTTAATTTTGCTTTTTTGAACAGCTCCATTAGTATCAACAACGGGTGCTAATCGAATATACCCATCTGGATTACCTGATCGTACACCTTTTGAATCTGACGTTGTATCAATTTCATTTGAAATTATTAATTTCGATATATCAGTCTTAAAAAGTTTAGAATATATTTTATAATTAGTATGAGTATGAGTTCCTCCTAACGATACATCACTTTTAATAGGTACGTAAGTATACGTTTTAGGATTAACCATTTCTAACGTCGCCGAAAGATCACTAATACCTATAACCCACGGTGTATAATTAATTGCATCCACATCTGGTGTTATTTGTTGTTTTGTAACGTCAGTCGTATAATAATATAAGTGAATTATATTCTCACCAACCGCACTGAACCTCTTATCATCGGCTAAGTCTTTATTACCCGTAAATGTTACGGTATTACCTCGCGAATAATTTGTAAAAGCATCTGGATATTCAGTTTTATTCAGAGTTTTTGTCATTCTTGTAACGTATTCAGTACCCCCTTCACCCTTAATCTGCCATTCCGCTATTAACCCCGTCACACTATCAAAACCACCTTGATTATCCCATTTAAGAGTTATTTCAACGTTTTCGGTAAGTTTATTATAATCAAAATTATCAGTTCCGGTACTATATTCCCTTATAGCATACCCCGATGTTGATGGACTCGATCCGTTATCACTCTTATCGGGGTTGAGTGTTCTCTCGATACCCTGAACATCTATGGATGGACCACTCGGTGCCGGTGCCGGTGCCGGTGCTGGTGCTGGTGAAGACCCCCCGTTTTTATATACCATATAAAGTGTTATAATCAGTGCTGCTACGAGAACTAAAATAAAAATTAGCGTACCACTCATTTTATATTGTATATTTATATTTTATTTATCTGAACCTAACATTGTGTAGATTCGTATCGTCTGTCATTGAAATCAGTTTCAATTACTTTTCGATCGGTGTCAGACATAGGTGCCATAAATATATCCATGCTATTATATGTACACGAATCTCCCATATCGTCTATTTTCATCATTCTAAATCGATGATCCGAATGCGAGGTCACACCTTTTGTTACTAAAATCAAAAAGTGATCTTCACCGCCTATATTTTGTTTAAATCTATAATGATCAGGCTTAGAACCCGCAATTATTTCAAAAATGCTAGGGGTTTGGTCGGAATTACTTCCTGCGTCCCATCCGTTCTTAAGCCATTTGTTATTAGAATCTGTATACACGTATCCCAATACTTTGACACCGTTACTTTCATATAAAATAAATTTTACTTTATTATTAGCACCGTCAACAGGTACCATGGAAACCGTTGCATTGTTGTGTGACGTGTTTTCAGATCCATACTGGTCTTTAATTTTAGATACGGTATTATAATGCGCACCAACCGGCCACATTTGGTATTCTTTTGTATACAAATCCTTTTCAATTTCCATAGATCCTTTAGATGGTGTCCATGTATATGTCGTCGGTTCTACCATACCAATGGTTCCAGAAAGGTCGGGTATAGTTATAGTCCATTCTTGAAAATCGGTGCCCACGGGTGGTGTTAACTCTACTTCATCTGTTGTACCTTCAAGAACGTAGTATAACCGGATTATATTAGTACCGACCGCACTAAAATTACCATCGGCTGTTAACGTCACTGTATTATCCGTAAAATTAGTAAAATATTTAGTAACGGTGTTATTATTATTCTCATTATTTTTTGTAAATTCCTTTCTCATGGGTATACTTGATGTATTATGGTGCCACTGAGCTATTATCTTTTCAACGTTCTCGAAACCACCCTTATTCTTCCATTGTAAAGTCATACTTACGTTTTCACTAAGTTTATTTAAATCGTAGGCATCAGTTCCGGTACTATATTCCCTTATAGCATACCCCTCCTTTTTATCGGGGTTGAGTGTTCGCTCTATACCCTGAACATCTATGGATGGACCACCACCTGATGAAGGTGCTGGTGCAGGTGCTGGTGCTGGTGAAGACCCCCCGTTTTTATATACCATATAAAGTGTTACAATCAGTGCTGCTATGAGAACTAAAACAAAAATTAGCATGCCACTCATTTTATATTATATATTTATATTTTAATTACTTGAATTATGAAATTTTTAAGTGTTACTAAAACACCAAGAATTCTTGCTCTTGTCGGTGTGAAATATTCATTATTCGTGTCATGTTTACATTTTTTCCAATTATCACCTACTTCGTTTTTCTTTAACGAAAATTAAAAAGTACGTCTTTTCCTTCAAAATATCCCCTTTGATTATGTTCATTATCACCCGTAAGCTTTTGATAAATACGATATCTAGTATCATCATCTTTTATAGTAAAAGTCGTACTAAAATCGATCCCTCCATTGACACTATATGCTACTTCCGGTCCACCATTTTGTTGTATTGTTGCTTCTTTATTATTTATGTTTATGGTCATTGTAGGTATGTTGTTTAGAGATTCGTATTCGGAAGGTAATGAAGTTTCTCCTTCATAATAACCAAATTTATATTCGGTATTTGTTAAATCAGTAAAATAAAAATAAGTATTACCAAGTCTTAATTCCGAACCGGCTGAATTTTGAGATGATGCCACGGTATCCGTACACATGTTTGTAGTGTATGTATCTTCTTCAGTCACTATTATATCCATGGTTTTATATTCCTGTTCATTCATATCATTTAAATGCTTAAACAACAACTGTCCAGTAGTTTCACTATAAACCAAAAATTTACCTTCATTTTCTGTACCAGATGGTTTAAATCGTTTACTTTTATCGAACGAACCTTCGAGCATTTCGAATGTAATTACATTCGAACTTAACTTATCAACTAAACCAATAGTACCATTATCATCAACGGTTCCAATTAAAGCATTTTGAAGTTTAATACTAAACTTGGAATTTGAATCTTTGTTAGGTACAATATAAAATTTTCTATTCTCAAGGTTTTGTGCATCCGAGTCAATAGTAACACCACTACCAATGTCTTGTGTAACCACATTGAACATATCACCTACGCCACACATGTACATGCGATACCCCTTACCCGTAAAATCGGCTTCAGTTTTTGTATTACCACCCGTCGTATCGTACGTAAATACTTCGGAATCTGCTAATTTAAGTGATCGATCGAGATCTTCCTTCTTTATTTCATTTTTCTTCATATCACTCGACGTTAATTGTACTTCTATACCCAACTCGTTTTTATAGTATAAATGGACTTCATTTTCACCCGTAATATCGTACGTATTATCCTTACCATAAAAGATAATTTGTAATCCTGTTTTTTTCTTTTTGAATAGGTTTGGGTAATCACTCTTCTTATAAATAGTTTCTTTCTTCTTTTCACCACCAACAAATCGACGTGCTATTATTTCTTCAAATTTACCAAACGCGTTTTCGTCGTTTTGCCACTGTATACCAACGTCTATATTTTTAGAAAGTTGAGTATAATCACCTTTTGCATCACCACCACTACCACCTGGTCTTTCTGCTGGGTGTATTTCTTTTATTAAAAAATTAGCCTCAATTTTCGGAATAATAATTGGGTTTTTAAAAAAGTAATAACCTCCACCTACTAAAAAGGTAAGCATACAACAAATTATTATCAAACCGATCATAATTTTATTATAACCTTTTATTTTATTTTAACTACTTTGAAGTATTCGACGCCCATCTAAGTATATTATATCCATCATATATTTTTTCAAACATGTTTACCATTCATTTCACGTTAAAAATGTTTGAATTTTTATAAAAATTATTTAAGACAGATTATTATATTTTTCCAATTTCAAACTTTTCCCAACCATCTATACCTATACTACCTTTTTTACACTTAATTTTGGACTGTTCATCTGTACAATATTTCCAATTGAGCCCACCATCTGCCGCCGGTCCTTTTCCTCCATTTCCCATAAGTGAATATGTACCATCACTATTATTAATAATTTTAAACTTTTGCCAATCACTTATATTAGAGTATGAACATTGAATATAATTGGCTAAATCTGTACAATATCCTCCACTATCAGAATTTTTAAACGAATATGTACCATCACTATTCTTATTAAAAATAAAATTTGACTTTTCTGAAAATCTATTTGGTTTAGTAGTAGTATTACAATAAACTTTTTTATTACTATCAGCACTACAATATTTTCCTTTATTACCCCCTTTAATATAAACTTTTTCACCTGTGGGAATTTCTGTAATTGATGGAGGAGGTGGAGGAGGAGCAGTGGAAGGAGGAGTGGAAGAAGTGGAAGAAGAAACTACTAGACCATCTGCATCATAAAATTTAAACTTTTCCAAATCCCCAATAGTATCACTAGTACATTTATAATTTTTACCGTCATTGATACCAGAACAATATCCTCGGCCACTTGTTATTGGTTTTATTGAATATGTACCATCGACATTATTGATTATTTTAAACTTTGAATTATCTGTGATGGTTCCATCACTACAAGAAATATTTCTAACGAAATCTTTACAGTATGAACCCGCTTTAAAAGAATATGTACCATCGCCATTATTGAATAATTCAAACTGTTTCCTCCATTTCTCTGAGAAATTACAATTAAATTTGTTACCAAACTCCAAACCACACCAATCTTTCCACCCTTTCATATAAACTTTATTCGGAAGTCCTAGTCCTGATTCAGAAACAATTTTATCAGAGGTCTGTTCATATATGTCCCAGTCTAAATAACTATTGTGTGGGTGTGGACCCTTAATATTACTAGCTGTCTGCCCATGGGGAATTGGTTTAGTTGAAAACGTGTAACAATTATTTCTGTTATCCGGTTCTTGAGTATGATAATTAAAAGATTCACACTGAGGGTTTGTTTCACACTCGTATTTACATTTATCGAGCGTTGCATTTTCAAATTTTTCTAAAAGAGTTTCAGCCCATGTCCCCACATTTGTAGTCCCTCCAAACTTCGTTCCCTCATATTTTTTCCATGCAGTGTCGGGCGAGGCGTCGGCGTCGATCGCTGGAGGAGCAGGTGGAAGAGGAGGTGGATCGGGACGGATCCATATCTTACGTTCGAAATCAGTCGTTGTTGTGTTATCTTCTGTAGGTTTAACCTTGGTTAAAGCACAAGAAGTTTCAAAACCTTCAGATTCTTCTGTAAATTCTACAGCTTTACACTCGTCCTCCTTCTCACATAGACTTTGACATTGTGCGAGTGTTATTTCTTTTTGAATCGTGGCACCCTTCAATTTGGCCGCTAAGCCCGTCTTGTAGTTAACATTCACCCAATTATTTTCCATTACAGACGCATCGAAATAACCTTCACCCGTCGCGTTCCCCGTCCACTCAAACCAGGTCTCATTGACAGTATCGTCTAGTTTTATAGGAGTTTTGGGCATAGTATAAGTGTACGTAACGTTTTTTGAACTCCCCGACTCCCCTCGATTTCCAGTTTCATCAATCATTAATTTTGAATTTTCTAATATTTTCCAACCTGGTGCATCTTTAGGTCTATTATACGATATTTCTATTTTTTCGATTTTATTATTTTTTTTATAAATGGTAAATATATTTTCACCCACTGTATAACCATCGGGATTACGCCACCATTCCGCGTATTTATTATAACCTAAATCAGTCCCAAACGTGTACTTGTCGGTGTCGTTCGTCATATTTTCTAATAATTTTTCTGATGTTGGACCTGAGTTCCCTTCACTTTTAGGCATTATATTCATTGTGAAATATAGATCGTCGACATCGTTTTGGCTTTTCAATAAATCACCGTCAACTTTTATCCATTGAATTTTCATACCCATTTGCGCATTATTCGCAGAATCTGCTTTAACATTATATATAAAGTCGTACCTGTGGAGACTATACGTAGTGGTAGTTGCTTCAGTCATTTGTTGAAATAACAAATCTTTAGTACGGTCCTTCTTATTAAAAAATCCTCTATCCGCAACTATTTTGGCTTGATCAAATGGAATTGATTTTGTTAAAAGAACATTATTATCGTTTTTTTCATTGTAATAAAGTTTTATAGTTAAACCATTACTCGGGTAACTATCAAACGTATACCCATCCAAGATTTGTACCTGATTATTTGTAAAATTTTTAAACAGGTCCGGTCTATCGGTTTTCGTAATTTCCATATCGTCTTTAGGTACATCACCTTCAAAACTCAGAATCCATTTATCCACTATACCTTCAATAGATCCCTTATTTTTCCATTTAAAAGTTACATCACCTATTGTATATTTTTCCTTGATATAACGGTTTTTGTATAATATATATACAATCAAAAGTATACATAATATGATAAACAATTCACTACGTGTTATCATTTTATATAGAATGAGATAATTTATTTACATACACTCTCCTGAAAATTAAAATAAAACTATATATAAAATGAATATCAGACCAGTAACATCTGTCATTCTCGAAGCACTTTTTATCGGTATAATGTTACAATTGATTTTTATGGGTATAACGAGATTTGTATACAAAGGTACTGGTGTTTTGATACTATCGGGTGCGTTGATACATTTACTTTTTGAATATTCACCGTTAGGTAATATGAATGAAAAATGGTGTAAAATTACATTTAAATAAAAATTAGTCTAAAAACATGTTCATATCTTCCAAAAGGGAATTTTTATCTCGAATCAATTCAATTAAATCGTCGTTCAAATCTTTCAGTTTATGTTCAATCTCGTTGTTATATTCATCAAGGTAGGCTTTGTAAAATTCTCTTTCATTGCCTACATTGTGCCCCTTATCCAAAAGATTTCCAATGGTATATCTCGATAAACGAATACCAAGGTCACTCGCGCGTTTTTTAACGGCCATCGTTCGAAGATTTGCTGTAATTCTTTGTCTCGGTTTAGTATTACGAATAAGTCTTTGTGTTTCACTAATACGAGTATCCAATCGTCGAATTTCAGCCTCGTCATACGAGCGAGAAGCTATTTGAAGTCTTCTCATATCTCGCATAAACCCTTCATCGTTCAACATTTCTCTCGGAACCTGTATTTCTGGTAATAACATGTTAACGATATCGTTCGACTCGTCAACATCGGCCATGAGAACATCGTCGTCATCGTCCTGGTCATCACTTTGATTCGAAGGTGCGTCCGCGTCAGCATTTTGTAATTCATCGTCATCATTTTCGTAATATCTATATCTATTCCCCCTTTCCGTTCGTATAGGTAAAAAGGGTACAGGTGGTCTTGTATCATCGCTCATGACGTTTCGTAGTATAAATTCCTCATCTTCATCTGTTTCGGAATCATAATTTGAATTAGAACGAGATATAGACTCGTGTACTTTTTTAATTGAATTACACATTTCAAGGTAACTTCCTTCCGGTATTACTGTAGAATTCAAATCAATCAAACGCATTAAATTGGTAAGTTCGTCCATTTTTAATATCTTATTTTTTTATTAACTCTTATTTGGACTTAGGTTTATTTTTTTTATTTTATATGAGTGGAGGAACACCATCTATATTAACATCGTAAAAATCGTCTATTAAACCATAAACTGAATTGTTAAAATTGTGAATTCTAATAATTTCATGTTCGTATTCATCGAGTTGTTGTATATACACTTCCCTTTGGCGTGATCTATGAATATTGATTAAATTTAAATATTCTTTAAAAAAATCATCCCGTGGGTATTGTCCTAATGTATTTAACTCCTCTATAGTATTACAAAGTGGTAATTCTAAAGCACCACAATATGCGTGAATAGCTTCTCGCCTAACGCGGGAAGTTATCCTAACGCGTGGTTTTGTAAGGTTAATGAGTTTTTTATATTCTTTACGTTTTCTAACGAGAACCATACACCGTTCAAAAATAATATCCATAGGGTGAATACGTAAACTAGCTGGTAATGTACGATTTCTACGAGGTACATCTTCCCCATTTCTAAATATGTCTCTTAGTGTATTACACATATCTAAATAATCACCTTCGGGTATTTCCTCCGAATGATTATCTATAAGTGTCATGATTTTATGAAGTGCATTAGTATTAGTATTAGTAGTAGACATTATTACAATCTATATTTATTTTTTTAACAGTCTATTATTAAATTCTTCGAGATAACTTTTATAAAATTCGTATTCGTTAGAAACACAGGGGTCTTGACACGCCAACTGTCTCCATGTAGTAATACCCTTTAAACCAAGTTCTTTAGATCTCGTATCTATAGCCCATTGCTTAACAACTTTAGTAACGCGTTTACGAACAGGTATAGTATTATTTTCTTTTTTTAATTTTTCGTATTTTTCTTTTTCCAATTCTCTACACTTTGATTTATAATACGAAAGTTCGTTACAAATTTTCGTATAATGACCCAAAAAATTATAAAGTTCGGGGTGTTTATCCTTGGTAGTAGACATTTATTATTTACTTTTTTTCAATAAAAGTAGTGCTTCAATAGCTTCTCCGATTTCCTTATGTTTTAAACAAAATCCGTTCTTACCAGCTCTGCAATAACAGTTCTCGTAGGGACAGTTTGGTCGCATTTATTATTTAATTTTAATTGTATTATTTTTCTACTTAGGTTTCAGAATCGCTCACAATTTCACCTTCTTCAATTTCGTCATCCGTTTCTTCTTCATCACTATCAATGATATCCTCCTCTTCAGATTCTAAGTCACCGTCTAAATTTTCATCCGATTCGTTAACATCGTCAATATTTTCAGGTAAAATGTTATAAAGTAAATTCCAATCGATATATTTTTTTAATTCATAATCATCGATTAGATCATCCATAGAAATTTTATCACACACGTCCCAATCATCTTGAAATACATATTTCCAATATCCAATATCTTTGTATTCGATTTTTCCGGGAAACAGTTCGACAGAAAAGTTTTCACCTTCTCTAAATCCATCTTCAATGAGTTCGTCGTTTTGTTGTTCCATGTAAATGTTATACATGTATTCTAAAACACCAACAGAAGATCTATAAAATTTGAGTTTTGGTTCGTGAAAAAAAGTGATAAAATGGGCTTGTCCATAAGACGTTTCGAGTTTTTTCTTAGAAATACCTATATATGCGAGAAACCTTTTATTATCAGAAGGTATGAGATGTTCCGGGTATCCAAATTCGGCGCGAAGTCCGTAAACGTCCGAGGTTTTATTAACTAATTTTGTGCATAAACTATTTAAATGGGTAAGTTTAACGAGCGTGGTACAGTTTTTTAAAAGTTCGTGTGTAAGATTATTCATTGTGTATATAACAACATAGTGTTTTTTGTTTAAGTAAGATTAATTGATTGGATGTGTATACTATTTACTTTATTCATCCATATCAGTTTTTGGCATGGTATAGAGAAGTTCTCCCCAATTACCAACGTTTTTCATTTTAATATTGTGTTTATCGATAAAACGTTCACCAGATTCAATATTTGTAAAATATTTCTGTAAATATTGAGTCCATAAATCCCTGTCATTGTTTGAAATGTTACGAGGAACAATTATAACACGCTTAACGTGAATATTAACTTCCTTATCATCCGAATTTAATTTGGATGAAAGTATTTCAAGAAATGGAAGCATTACGTCTTCACACCCTTTATTTTCGTGATAAAACTCAACAGTTCGAATATCATCACGAACTCCCATCTTACTTAAACCAATAAAACCAAGGTAATTATGTTTAGAATCTTCAGATTCCCACGGAAAATCTTCAGTAGGTTTAAGTCCCCAAATTTCCATTTCAAGTTCACGACCACTCAAAATGTTTGAAAAGACATCGTTCATATCTTTCACTTCTTCGAGTTTAGTGTGTTTTTTCAAAAGCTGATAATAAAGAGACATTATAAATTATTTTTCGTTTTATTTAATTGATTTTTTACATTTCATCTAATCGACTTAGGTCTTCGTTATTCATTAAAATTTCCTCTGCTAAAATTTGATAAAAAGCCATTTTATATACTAAAAATCCAAAAAGTGTTGCACCCATATTAAAATCAAAAGGTAAATCGTGTGAATTCCATACAGACTCAAATAATGCAAGACACGTTGGTACCAATAACCTTTTATTCAAACCAAACGACTTTTCTATATTATCGACGTACGATGAAAGTGAATCTACGTAAATATAAGAAGCAATAGTCCCTAAACTCGCAGATATACCGTCTATAGGTGTATGAAAAATAAAATGATACGTAGAAACCGCGGTACCGTATCTCAAAGTTGATTTTTTTATTTTAGATTTTATATTTTCATACTCGATTATACCCTCTTTTCTTTTTGTGGGACACGATATTCTGAGTGTTTTCCTACTAGGATTTATTATACTTAACATTACTATAAATTATATTAAATTATATCTATACCCTTAATTAAATAATTCGAATCTTGAAAATACTTTTTCTTAAAATCACGTTCTCTTTTTGAAAATCTTTCAATTCTACTCAAAGATGTATCTATACGTTGCTTAATCCTAAAATCTTCACCCGTAGATCTCCATTTATCACCAAAAAGAGAAATATATTTCAATTCACGTCTCTGTAAATTTACTTCTGTGACAAGTGTTTTATAAAGAATAAGTGAATATGAATCGTACTCTTTACGTTTAAAATCTTCTTGATTAAATTCTTCAATAGCGAGTAATTTCATACGCTCGTATAGTTCATTATTAGAAACATTTTGGTTTTCTTTTTCCTTATTAAACCATTGTTTTGAGGTTTTTAACTGGGAATCGTGTAGAGGTGTTAATATTTCTTCCCTTAATTCTTCATGGACTGGAGGACGTATATGGTTTTCTCTATCAACACACTTTGTAACTTTACGGCGATTTTGGGGTGATAAACATAATAATGTACGTGGTTGCGATGTATATTTCATTTTACTTATTATAAAGAATTATTCCTTTATTAGTGTTTAAAAACTATCGGGTTCTCCCCACTTTTTTTTCCATTTTCTAACCAGTGTTTCGAGTCTTTTAGTTGGAAGATGTGAATTTTTTCTAATCGGTCGTTCTGGAGCTCCCGGACACACGAGATTGTGCGTTTCGTATTTCTGTGACATGTCCCAGATAATCCTTTGGACATCTTCACAGAGTTCATTTGTCACTTGACAGAAAGCGAGTTTGTAATCATCGGTATGTAAATGTATGTAATCCATTTTATTTATTTAATAGTAATAATTTTCTTTCTTAAATTTTTTCGACTTAGGACGATAATGCATAAAAGATTTATCGAATTTAGGATACTCTACTATAATCATTTCACCGTTTTCGTTCATAGCTAAAAAATCACTAATAGAACTTGATGGTGATAACATCATATCGTAATAATCTTTATTTACATAAGGTAAATGTGATTGTGTTAATGAACATACAGAAGGATGACTACGTAATGAATTATTAGATTTTGATTTAAATAATTGACATATACTCGAATAAAAAGTAAACATATAACTGTTTATATTTAGTTTTATTTTTTTATATACTAAATACAAGATGGTTTCACTCCAGGAGTTACCTAAAAAAATACAATACGTATCAATAGATTCAAATTATGTCACGGGTACAAATAATACATTTTCTGTTGACTTTAACTTAACCTCTAACACCCATATATCTGATATGAGTAAAGTGTGTGGTTTTAAAGTAGTTGATTTCTATTTAACACAAGTAGGTACATCGAGTGGTGGTACAGGTAACGGTGCAAAATACGTCGATATCATATGTGAAGATATACCAAAACCTGCACAAATACTCGATGAACGTAAAGGTTTAATACTAAATCGTATGGCGTTAGAAAGACAATTTGATGGTAATTCTAATCATAAAATGCACGATAAACAATGGAAAGGGTTTAACAGAGCAACAAATTTATTTAACCCTATATCTATACAAAAACTTAACTTTGAATTATACGAATTACAAGGTAATGGTGATTATGTAAAATTACAACCCGATGCAGAATGGTACATGACTTTAGAAATTACAACAATAGACGTAAAAGAAAAGCCGATAAATAGAGAAGTTCAAATATTAGAAGCTTTACACAAACTTATCGGAAAAATAGATGATCTCAATATAAATGTTGAGAAACTCCCCGATAAGAATGATATCGAAAAAATGGAAAAAGAAAAAAGGAAAAAAATCCCTTTATTCTATCTTTTTTTAACTTTGGGAATACTCGGTGGTGGATTTTATTTCTTAAACCGTAAAGTTCAAGTTCCACAACCACAAATACCCATTCAACCTAGATTTTAGTATTTATTCGGCCTTTTTAGCAGAAGCTTTCTTCTTTGGTGCAGCAGCTTTCTTCGCTGGGGCTGGAGCTGGAGCTGGAGCTGGGGCTGGAGCTGGAGCTGGGGCTGGG